TCTTGAAGAAACCCAAACAAATCATTAACAAATTGTTTCTCCCAGGGAGTCCCAACCCCATCCTCAGGCAGTATGTTATTTTGCGCCTTGCCATACGGGTACCCGTCAGGATCAGACGCGTCAATTTGCCCGGGGTAAATTGTTATTAAATTCAAAGACATTTTCTCTTTACCTCCACATCACCCGGTGACCATTGTCGTAATCCAAACGGCGAGGGCACCAATAAGCGCGGCAATGGCCCTCTCTAGAATTCTACTATTCCGTTTCGGCGGCGCGTCCGACGGTTTAATACGTCCAAAAGGATAATACTCGACGGGATGATACTGCTTTCGATGTTCTTCCACAGTTTTTCTTACGTCGTCTTTAGTAGCCACGTAATCCATTTTTGTACTCAGTTGAATCAAAGTTGCATTCATCGCGATTAGTTCTTGCTGAGCACTTGCCATTTTTTCGCCTCCGACTATTCCACGGGGTCTAGCATCTCCCAAGTTTGGCCGACGATTAGCGGTTGCGGGTATTCGTTCGCCAGTTTTTTGATCAGTGCGATTTCGTCCGCGCTTAACGCAATCTCGGTGCCCGGCTCGTGAAGATGGATTCGTTTGGCAAGATTGTACCGTCTTGCTTTTTCCTTACCGGATGTTTTGGTGGCGTTCAAAAGGAGCGCCCCGCAACACACGGCCCGGAGGGTGAGGACGGTTTCCCCCTCTTTGAGCGGAGTCCCCTGCAGCGTTTTTAATTCTCGGTCGATTTGAATTTTCATGATTTTCTCCCTATTTTTTGGCCGACTATTCGACTCTCGGCACACTATGTCAACTCTATTTTAACATGATCTCCACTACCGCGTCGGAATACGAGGTATATTTTATCACTATCGTTTGTGTCTTTCCAAAAGGCACAAAAGTTATCTGTACTTAACGTTGGCTCGGCGTCTTGAGCAAACAGCTTTATGGACAGCTCGCCAACAGTGCTCAAGTTACCCGTACCTTCAAGGGACATAAGATCGTCACGCCCCCAAAAGCCAAAAGCCATCTGCTCTTTTTGCGCAGTCGACGACCCTACGAAACTCAAGTGGGCCAACTCATCAGTTGACCTAGCCCTCCCGAAGTATATCCGGGCCGCGCTATCACCGTCGGCTACATTTGGACATAAGATCGTACATGTTTCGGCAGACACCGAGGTCGTCGTATTTTCCATTAAAGCAAGAATCCCGTTGCTTTTTACGTGCAGGTGCCTTTCAGGAGCGGCTGTGTTAACCCCCAAACGATTCGTCGCCGGGTCAAAAAACACCCCCGCGTTGTCCTCTGTCGGCAGCCCGTCCGCTCCGGCAAACAGGACCGACCCCTGCGTGAAACCTGATGACACTCCGTTTAAATAGTTGAGGGCCCCAAATAAAGATTTACCGGCAATCCCCCCCGTTAACGCCGTGTTAGACACGTCATTCAACGTCACGGTAGCACCGCGGGCCCCTAGGGTTAAATCTGCGGTTGCTCCGGACACGGTTATGTTAGAATTCGTAGCGCTGTCGATGGAAATTGAACCCGCAACATCTATGACGGCCGATTTAACGACGGCTGTCCAATTTATCCCGTCGGAGCCTCCCGTATCCTTCAATACGGTAAATCGACCAACATCGTCATAGATCCAAAAGCCGTCCGTGTTATCGGTCACGCCCTGTATATAAACTTTGAAAGAATTTCCGCCCGACGGGTTCCATGAAACGTCCCCCGCATCTACACCAATAGAAGAGGGCCCACCGGAGTTATTATATGCCTGATCTAACGTGACGTTGCCCACGGCCGCAGCTACATAGTTGAGTGCCCCCAGTAAAGATTTACCGGCAATCCCCCCCGTTAACGCCGTGTTAGACACGTCATTCAATTTCACTGTTGTGCCGCGGGCGCCCAAAGTGAGATCCGCCGAAGCCCCGGACACGGTTATGTTAGAGGGTGCGGCGCTGTCGAAGGAAAAAGACCCGCCGGCGTCGATTGTGATATCGTTCCCTATATCGATGTCCGCACTTTTTAACTCAGTGGCCCAATCTATCTTATCGTCGCTCGTTCGGGTCAATAAAAAATTGTAAGCCCCGTTGACTATTTGGAATCCGTCGGCCACACCTGTAACCGCCGACAAATCAACGACAAAAGAGTAGGCGGCTGTTGGCGCGTGTGTTAAATCCCCGTCGTCTATCGTTACGATGCCGGGACCACCGAAATTATTATACGCGTCGTCCGACGTAACCGTGGTTCCGAATGCAATTTGTATCCACACTAGCGGCGGACCAATCTCAACAAGCATCCATAACGAATCGTCGTCCGCTTGCTTTGCCCACTGGTAAAGATTGGACGCGTCGGCAGTAATCCCTTTGCCCTCGTTGGTTCCGGCGATTCGGTTTGCCGCATCGGGGTACGTGAGGTTATGTGGGGGGTGCCGCGAACCCTCAAGCACTTGAGAATGGTTGGTTGTTGCTTCCGCCATACTACTATACCTCCACTATGACGGTATTTCCCGTCTCGTCCTCGAGGACAGTATTTCCCGTCTCGTCCTCGATCACTACCGATACGTAATTGATGTACATCCCGATCCAAAGGTGCGCCGGGCACATCTTCAAACACAGATCCTCAAATTCGTCCATTCGATTTGCAGGGATGTCAACTTCGTCCCCGAACGTCGATCCGCCGATATACAAAAAATACGGCCACAGCGTGGGATCCGTCGGTGCATCGTATTCAGCCCGTCGCCACACAAAGCCTTCGTGATCCCCGCACCGAGCCCGCGCTTCTCCGCATCGAGCCTGCGCTCCCCCGCAAGCACACGTGTACGCCAATAGTGCCCTGTAGAGCTTGTTGACGAGTAGATACGTAGCCGACGCCGGGTCACGCGCTACCGGCGGCGCGGCCGCCGGAACTTCCCACCACTCATGGACATACACGTCAAATCCGGACGCTTGCAACGTCGCTTGAATATAACTCGGGTCTTGACCGCCTGTCGCCTGCCAGTACCCAAGCAGCCGCTCCCGCCGTTCGTCTTCCGTGAGCCCGAGCTGAGGCAGCCCAAACTGGGCTTCCCACGCAGTAAGCTCTCGAGTCGTATCGGGAAACAGGTCAGCCCAAATCAAATCAAAATACTCCGTGATAGCGACCGGAAACCCGGAAAGCCCCACGAAAAGCTGCCGCAGCAATCGGTCTTTGACGATTTCCCATGTAGTCGTCTTCGGGATCAGATGCCGCCAGGTTGGGAAAATATCCGTCAAGAGTAGATCACCGAATCGAGCTTCGCTTTCTCGCCCTTATCAAGGGAGTACATGAGTACCACCGGGTTACCGACCGCTCGCATGGACACGCTCTGAAATACCCCCGAGTACGCCGACGCTACGTCTTGTACGGCACCGGCGACCGCAGCGTTGGTTATTCTATCCCGCCGTTTCCCAAGGGATAAGCCAGCCACGTAGGGCTCCCTGGACAAAAAATACTGTGTAAGCGCTTCTTCCACCTTCGTTTTCAGCGTCGGTAAATCGGGGGCCTGTAAATCGACTATGGTAACCTCAAAAGCGGTCCGCGTAATCGGAAGCGAATAAACAAACGAACTGACCGGCCTACGTGTCGCCAAACCCGCCTCGTTGACTTCTATCGACGCGAGTACCGCGGCGAGTTGCGGAGCCGTCGGGATACCGTCGGGGTCCCCCGAGCTCTCCGGCGTGGCCTCCGAGTACACCTCTACCGTTCCAGGGTCCCCCGTGTACGGGTAGGCATTAACGATACCCTCCACAAGTTCGGCCCAATCGCGATAATCGACGTAGGCACCCCCCTGAGGCTGCGCCCGAAACCGATCGACCACACGGCCCCGGTAGACCTCCCAGTCTTCCGCATCCGCCCCTGTAACTACCTCAGCCGCTACAACCGCATCAGTTGCAACGTTCGGAAGCGGATTGGCAAAAGAAACCACATCACCAACATTGAGGTTGCCGATGGTGCCCCGGCCCCCGCCGCCTGTCTGGTCCGAAACAGCCCGTATCGTGGCGGTCACCGTGGCCGCGTCGAGCGGTACGGCCGCAAGGGTGATGTACGTCACTCCGTTGGTCGCCCCCAGCAGCTGTGAGTTAATCGGTAGTGCCCCCGTTTGTTCTGTTACCGTCACGGTAATATCGAATTCTGCCCGGGTAGCCCCGCTTGGGTCTCCGGCACCAACGAGGCGCCCGTACTGTACGAGGGGAATAATGATTTTTCCGTTTATCGTCGTCTCTTCGGTGCTCGCATATTGCGGGAGCATTTGGAGGAAAGTAAAACCCCCGTACTTATACAGAGTGATAAAAGTGCCCGCGATTACCTTCGCAAGCACTCGCTGGAATGATCTGGGAAGCAGGGGGATTGTCTGAGAGAACGCCGCCTCGAGGTCTGCAATAATACTGGCGTCTATATCGGCGACTGACGGTTGCTGCAGGCTCATTCGTTATACCTCCCAAGGCTCCATAAACACGAGTTCCCCAACTTCAGTCGCGATACGGATCCCCACCCAATTGAGCCTCGGGATACCCACGGAAACCTCAGGTTCCACCAGGACACCCGCTTCAACCAGGGGAGCCAAATCGCGATTGACAGCGCCAGCAATCCGTACCAAATTCGCGCTCACGGCGGGTATCGACCGCAATAAATACTGCGTCTCGCTTCGATATTTTTTCGAGGGATCGGTCTCTAACGCGTTACCCCACCACGCTTTTGATTCGTCCGCTCCCCCCGGATCGTCTTCGTTACCCCCAAACAAACTCAAGTACACCGACGTCTCAAGGCCGGCGTTCATATCGATAATATCGTTGGTCATCGATATGTCGCCGCCGTCCTCGGTATTGTGGAAATAGACGTCGGTCATTGCGCGCCTACCCGATCTTGCCCGGCGTTTGCCACCTCGACATCGCCCGAGATAGGCGTCGGGGTTCCGCCTACGGTTCCGCTCGCCGCCATAGTGGCCCCGTCACCCAGCCGCATCGGAGGGGCGCTCTCTACAGCCGTTTTTGTCGCGGTTGCTGGAATAACTTGAGGTACCAGGGTGGCGATCGACCCCGAATCGAAACCGGCAGAGCTGCCGCCGGCGAACGTATACGAAAGGGGTCCTACGTGCACTCCAGCTCCCACAGCCCTGACCTTGACCGACGGTACCGATGTAATCACGAACTCCCCCCCGGTGATTACCGACCCCGACGCATGCCCGAGGGCACCATCGGCATTCATCACGGCGGGAATACTCAAGCTCATGGCAGGACCTCTAGATTATCATTCACGTCGACCGTGCCGTCTTTCCCCAGCTCCCAATACCCGCTATCATTTTCTACCCTTACGGAACCATCGGCACGTAGCCACACGGTGGCTTTGATCGCCCGCTCGGCATCTCTTGAGTATAGCCTACGCTCGCCACCTTCGGCAACCCCGGCGTTGTCCGGGTCGAGATACCCCGCGACAACCTCGCCGTTGCCCCCGGGTACCGATACCGTCACGGCATAGTCACCCGGCAACGGCGGTGAATCGTCCCCCGCGGCTCCGAAATGAGGCGCCATCAGATTGGCACCGCCACCGGGGTCAATCTTCACGTCGAGGACGGCTTCTTCGTCGCCCTCAGTTCGTTCTATCGTCAATACGACCGCTACTCTTCCCATGGCCACTCCCCGGGTTCTACGCCGCTAAACGACCCTGGTACGACGACATCAAGCTGCGCCGTCTCTTTATTCGGATCTTTTCGAAACACAACCGAACGGATCAAGAAATCGTACTCGGAGTAAATCATGGCGTGTGGAGCAGTGATCCGAACGATCGTATTTGGCGCCCATAGCTCTCCCGTCGGGTCCCGCCACGTGGCCATCTCTACTGTATACGAAACGGCGTTGCCCAGCATGCGGCCGTTGCGGGCCTGGACGGCGGGTTCGATATCCGCATCTTTTACGTCCGGAACACTGAAATTAAACGGTCTGAAGACGTCCGGTAGCAGCGTGTTTCGAACGGTAAACGCAATGCTCTTTTTCGACCTTACTCGTACCGGTTTTAGTCCAGTGAGCTGCGAGTAAAAATCGGACGGATTGAACGACGGGACAACCGACAGTAACGGGGGCTCACCTTCGGTCAGAGTGGCCGCGGGGGCCCCAAACGACATGTCGACAGCCTCCCAAAAAAGGAGATCGCCAACCTCGTTACTCGATATTATCTGTCCTCGTTGTTTCGCGAGACCCGCGAGAAACGGCAGGATTTTCTCATGAGGTTTAAGTGCCACTCGATCGAACACAGGGCCCGGGTCCGTCTGCGCATCGATCGATAGCCCGAATAGACTAGCAAGCGCGGTAGCGATCTCATGTAGGTTCTGTCCTTTCAGATCCAAAGGAAACGCCTCCACCGGCGCCGTGCATTCCCCGAGGACCCCCGGCCGCGAATAGCCCCCGGCCGCTACGGTGCTTTTACCCGCGGTAAACCGCGGGACCACGGGCACCAAGGTGCCTGTAAGTACCGGCGAGTCATCCACCGCTATATCAAGCGGCTGGTAGGAAAACGGTCGGAAGGCGTCCCGGAACGCGGTTTGCTTCGGGTCGAACGGACCGTCGAATTCCACGGAAGCAACCGTGTCCATCGACAGCGTTAACCGCACGCGTTCCCAAAACGAAAACTCGTTTCCATTAATATAGATCGCTACCTTATTGGGGGTAATAGACAACGGTCCGCCCCTTCGGTAGCTCTATTATCTCGGAATTCGTCAGGTTGTTCGTATCGATGAAAAAATCGAGGGTGATATTATCGACCACACCGTAGAGCTCGTACATTAAATCGAGCATCCCGCGGGGCCGGTCGAGAACGATTCGTCGCTCTTGCGCCAACGAAAACGATATCTGCAACAGGAGGCCCGCGGTCAACGATACCGCATTTTTCAGGTGCGAATAGGCGCCGCCAATATCGGTATTAGTGGGCGCCGAAACAAAGTCGGTGATCTCTGACGGCGAAAGGTTCCCCCCGGAGATTGACTTGAAATTGGCGTCTTGCCACTCAGTCAACGAGTCCATTTGGGCGAGTACAACTTCTGCCGCGGCGATCGCCTGCTCGGCCGTTCCAAATTTATTTTTACCGGCCGCTACCCCGGTATCCGTTGCGTCCTTCTGTATCCGCTTGACCCCGGCGTTCGATACCGAACCCCCGCGGGTACTAGCCGTATAAATTGTGGACAATATTGACCCGGTCACATATGTCGACGCAAAAAGATTCTTGGTGTGGAAATCATTCGGTTCTTGCGCGTCGTTACCGACACCGGTATTAGCTCCGATTTGTGGGCCTAAACCACCGGGGCCGCCGGGGGTAGCCACATCACCGCCAAAGATACTGTCCGCCAGATTACCGTACGCCTCCAACCGTGCGTCGATATTCGCAAGTGCGGCTGCCGGGGCCTGGATCATCTGTTGGGTAGAAAACGCCAGGGCAAGCGGGTCACCAACGAAGGTATCAACCGCATTATTGACGGTGTCCACGAGATCGTTGAACTGGTCGTTAACAACGCCTTGAACCGCGGCGACGGTACCGAGGGCATCCCCGACGGTGTCGATTAAGCCGTTGACCGTGTCAAGAAACCCCTGCTCTTCACTCACGCTACCGATGTCGAGGGAGGTGGCGAATTCCGCGGCCGAAGCCTCGCCAAACAAATCCAAGGCCGCCAGAACGGCGCTAACGGGGTCTTCTTGGCCAACCGGATACGATGTATCAACGGTGTCAAAAAAGGTGACCTCAAAAACCGTTTGGTTCGCGGCGCTCTTCAGGTGATCGCGTCGGGTCCAGTCGCCAAGCACCACAACATTTTGCTCCCCGTAGAGGGGCGACTCAAGCTTACCGATCCCCCGTTCTGACAGAGCGGTTTCAAAGACAGCCGCTTTTTTGTCGACGTCCGCGCCCCAGAAAAAGATCCGCATCGGGTAGCGACGGCCGGTCACCCCGTGATCTTGAACCAACGTAACGTCGGCCCCGCCGAATTCAAACGCGGTACCCTTCTTTGCTCGTTTATAGGATATGTCTTCGTAATCGAATGTGATGCGGATGCCGGACGGGGGGGTAAAGGCGGCTTCCGCTAATCGATCGGCCCACGAGGTTTCGGAAAATTCGTCTCCAAATCCAAACGCACCCGCCAGTTCGTCGATAAAACTCATTAGTCGAACGTCCCCGTCGATTGCATTTTGAGCCCGGTTCCAAGCTCTCCGCTCAGCTCAGCACGCCCCGTGGCGTCTCGAATCACGAGCTCCGCTTTACTCGTTGTCGTCTGCTCTTGGCTCTCGAACGACCGGACCGTCCGCTCTTGCGGGCTTACCATTTGGCGATCGCTGTCCGTGGCGGCGGCCGCCCCACCTTCCGCATCGGACTTACCGCCGTCAATTATCTTCAACGCGCCGAAATCGACCTCGCCGATCTGTTTACCGACCAACTTGTCCTTATACTCCAGAACCTTTTTGATAATGCTTGTAAGCGGCGCAAAGTATTCTTTTATTTTGTCGATTGCCATTTTGTGAATATTCACAACGCCGTCCCAAAGATCTCGGAAAAAGGTTTTTATGGGCTCCCAATTTTTCCGAACGGCGCCCGCCGCTTCTATCATATCGGCGATTGGACCCCTCTTCGTGATCAGGTCGACAGCTCCCGTGAAGACATCGACAATGATGCCCCAGACACCCTGCAACGCTAGCGCCGTTGCTGACCACGCACTCGTTACGAGGCTTGCCGCACGAATCAAATCCGCCACCGGGCCGTACTGCAAGAGCAGATCGATCGCCCCCGTAAAAACATCAACAATCCCGTTCCAAATACTCTCGAATACGCCGCCGACGGGCTCCCAATTCTCCCGAATGAGCCCGACCGCAGCAATGAGCCACGAGATTGGCCCGTTGTGTATCAGATAATTCACAGCGCTTTCGAATACCGAGACAATCGCATTCCAATTCAATACGAAAAAGTCCCGGACGGTACCCCACGCCACTTTAGCACCACCGGAAATGGTTTTCCATAGCCACACCCAGGCGTCGACATGCAGCATAATATGCTCTTTAATCTCGTCCCAATAGGTGATGATTAGAATAGCCATCGCCGCGACAGCAATCACG